TCGCCTACGGCCATCATAACCCTCCAATGTATATAAGGGGCCAGTTGCCCAGCCCCATATTAATTAGTCTGAGTCGGTCGCTGTAATTGTTAGACCGTCTGTTACGTCAACAACGCCGCTTGCGTTGCTTGCAACATAAACCCATGACAACGCTTGTGTGCCGCCTGTTGAAGAGCGAACCAAAATCGTGTCACCGACCGCTAGTGTATTTGCCAAGCTATTGAAATAGCCAGCAGTATTTACATCAGCAATCGCATCAGTTGTTGAATAACCGTAGAGACCAGGAGCATCGCCCTTTTTGCCACCACCGTAATTTACCAAACCAGTACTTGAAAAAGCCATGTGTTAGTCTCCTTACTCAGTACATGAAATTTTTACAATACCTTCGTCATCGATCGCTATAGCTCCAGCTGAGAACATGGAACTTACTAGGAAAGATGTCTTTTCAGGTATGTAGTTAACTTCGCTCTTTTGCGAAATGCTTTCGGCATAACCCATTGAGCTTTCGTGCCATGCAAAGCAAGTACGAGTTGATGGCTTTGGAACACCACCCTCATCACGATCACCCATAGTCATTATGTTAAAGCCCATGAACGATGAAACTTCACCGCGAACAAGAGCCTTGACTACAGCAAAGTCACTCGAAGTTACTTCAGTCTCACTGAGCAACGCATCAAGCTGAGAAGAGTGCATCAATATGTGACGCCCTTCAGCTGGTACGTTTTTCTCATTAAGAGCTTTAGCAGCCGCACGGAGTTTTGCAATATTCATATTGGTAGTAGAACCACCAACACCAGTTGCAACCGTTGACGGTGATCCAGCCGCATCAAGAGCATCGATGCAAAGTTGATCCATACGTCTAGCTATTGCTTTGGAAACAACCTGAACCAGCTCTCTACGCTCATCAAAGTTAACATGAGACTGATGAAAGATATCAGAATACTCAGCAGCAATAAAATCAGACATGGTTGCCTGAACATTGCTATAGGTTACGTTTAACGGAGTTACGTCAGTTTGCGGAACGCGAACCGTTGCAACGCCTTTGCCGATTTTTGGAAACTTAACTGTGTTTCCCTGAACACCTGTTCGTGTTCTCATAGTGCCGCGAAGCAATGCCTCGCCTTGGTATGCCTGTTTCACTTCTTGATCGAATAGTGTTACAAAGGCATTAGTGATACTCTGCGCCATAGCAGAAGCCTCCTTTTAAGGTTTCTAATATAAAACGCTTACCGTTAGCCGATGTTTCGGGCGGTCGCTTGCGTGGAAGTGGTCACGCCAACCAGTGGATTCACCACATAAACGGGCCGCCTTTGGTTATCCGTTACACCACATATACACACAAACAACCTACATTGCAACAATATCTAGCTGTTAACTTCCATCCATTTCTTTTCGATGTTAGTTCGCCATACAGCATCAGTCTGCCATCGAGGATCTGCGATCGCTTGCTGAAGATCTGTTACTGTCATCTCTGGTTCTGCAACAACAGGTTTTATTGGGATATTCTCATTGGTGTATCCCTGGATAAGTTTAGTCAAAGCATTGATACTATCAGCATTGTTTATGCTATAGCTTAGAGCTGCTTTCTCTGCTTCGTTTAGATCAGCTCCTTTGATGTTACGCTCAAGAAAACCAATTTTCTCCTGGGCATTAGCACCAAGCTTTTGCATTTCAGCTCTTCGATCATACTCAATATCTTCGGCCTGTTCGCCATTCATCTCCAAGATCTGACCAGCCAATTCCTCAAACGCCTTCTGTGAAACGCCATACGTTTTAGCCCATTCTTTATATACCTCAACAGCCGGATCTTCCAGATCGAGGCCACGATCAACCAAATCCGAAACATCGTAATCACCTTCCGGTGCTTTATGCTTGCCGGATCTAAATGCTTTTTCCAATTCTGCATAGCTCTTTGCAAGCTTTTCAACATCTGGTCCATCTTCATCCCAAAACTTCTCTGGATAGTAATCAGGTCGATCAATAGGTTCGCCATCATCTTCTGGCGTTTCCTGTTGTTCTGGCTGTTCATGCACAGGCATAGGAGCCTCTGCTTGCTGATCTTCTTCTTTTGTATCTACGTTTATTAGTGGTGTATCTGCTTCCTGGGCTTCAACATTTTCTGTTTCTTCAGACATTATCGCTCCTATCCACCCTTTTCATAATTACCCGAACAAGATCAGCCGCACCTTCTCGAAAGTAGCCTTGACTTGGATCTTCTCCAGGAAACCAGGATGGTTGTTCTATTGTTATCTGCCTCAGATGACTAAGCACCTTTTGGCCTTCCTGTGATTTAAATAACCTACCATATAATATGTCTAGGTCATCCGCTTTCTGCGGTTTCGCCTGTGCCTGGTCTAATCCTTCCCAACCTTCAGCCGAACTCATTGCATAGCTCCAGCGACAGTTTCATCTGTCGCCATTTCTGGCTGTTGTTCAGCCATCATAGCTTGCTGCATTTGTTGCATCATTGCCTGTTGTTCTTCTGGTGTATTAAGCAATCGAGCATCGATACCCATCTTTTCAGCAATGAAATCTACCATCTCTGGTATGTTTAGTAATGTCTGACCCATTGGCCCCATTGCATTGGCAATCTGCATGAAGTTTATAATTTGATTTACCTCTTCCATTTTTGGCGCTTCTGCTAATGGTGACACTGGCACAACTTTAACTTGAACACCATTTACCTTTAGAGGCATACGAATAAATTTTTGCTGGTCGAGAACGTATAAAGTCCTGGATATTAACGGTATCATTATCTCTGTCATCAATCGACCAAAGGCAGACCCAAGATTTGTAGCCAACTCACGCTGGCGCTGGGCGATCTCTGTAGCTGACCTGGCGCTCATTGTATCTGGTGGCAAACTATCATCCATCAAGATCTTTTTGATGTTCATTGTAAGATCCTGGATAACAATCTGACTTGTGTTAAAATCCCCAGCTCGGGGTAAAGGAGCCAGGGAAGCACCTTGCGGCCCACCATTACGCGCAACTGGAATAATTGCACCTGGTTGTATTTTAATATTCTGGGGGTTTAATACACCATCGTCAGCTGCAAGGAATACACCGGATATCGAAAGACTTGCGTTCTTTAATATCAATTCTTTTGTTTTATTGAGTGTTTTAATATCTGCAATCGCATCGATTAACGGACCTCGACCATAGACTTCACCAGCTGTTTTACTAAACCTGGCAACAATAAACGGACTGCTATCCATTTCTCGATACACCAGCTCTTGCTGCTTATGTGGCCAAACCACATGATAGTGATACCGACCGCTTTCCTGGTCAAAAATTATAGCATCAAATAAATCTAGCTCTTCGTGCGGCTTATCATCAATCGCTGTTTGAAGCTCTGGCGTTATTTTAACGTCACGAAACTCTCGCTTAATGGCTTCAGATTTAATCCGTAGCTTACGATATACATTATCGATCATACCATAAGCGCCTTCTTCGATCGCTACCAGGTATTGCGGAACAGCTAAGAAGCGCAGAGGAGTTACTTCATCGCCTGGCGTAATCATCATAACAGCTGTGCCTACAGAGAGATCCAAAAGAAACTCACCCATTGCCAGGTCAAAGCTTGTCTGCCGTAGCTGATCAAACATAATATCCACATAGGCATCGAGTATTTCTTGCGCTCGTTCTTTCTCTTCTTCTGGAACAGCTGCGCCTGGTTCTAACCTACACCATTTACGCATTGGTGGGAAAAGGCCGGACTGCATCCTATTCGCAAATCTTTTTGTAGATGATACAGCCGTACTATCAAAAACTCTTTGTGTTTTGTTTTTACCTGGGGTTTTACCTTCGTAATAACCGCCATATAAATTTCTTTGCGGCAGAGCAAACTCATAACAATCTTCATAGATTGAGCGCCATTCATCTTTTCGAGCCTGTGCTTTTGCCTCACGCCCCATTACTTCTTTTACATTTAACTTAGGCATTTCTACTCTCGTTTCGTTTGCTTATAGACGCTGCTTTCTTTCTGGCATCTGCTTTTGAAGAAGCACCCCAGGCGCGGAGGGATAAGAGCAGCCTAGTAGGTCGCCCCTTGCTATCACGCTCCGGCCCAGAGTTCCCTGCCATTCGAGCCAGGAAGGACGCTCGGCGAGGGTTATCGCCTGTCTTTACCGGAGCTTTTAGTTTTGAGCCTGTTGTCCGATTAAAGAAGGCCCGACCAGCAGCGTTTAAACCGCCTTTAGGATTTTGATGTACTTTTTTTACCACGAGGCTTTGCCTTTTTCTTTGGGGCTTTTTCCTTTGGAGCCTTGCCACCTTCCCACGCTTCGTTGACTTCGGGAGTGGAAGGGTCATCCGCAACTAGGTGACCCTTCTCGTTTCTTGCCCTTTTCGGGTCTGCCTCATTTCTATGAAATACTCTTGGATCTTCTTTAATTTTTGTCATGCTAAATTCAAAAGTTTAGCTTTTAACTT